GTTGTAAAATTGAACACGATGCAGCAAAAGCATACGGTCTTGAAATGATTTATGAAAAGGAGAAAAAACAATGAAAATTAATTGGAAATTGCGTTTACAAAACAAAACCACACTTGTAACATTGATTACTTTAATAATTACATTTATTTATCAGATTTTATCTTTTTGTGATGTAGTGCCTAAAGTATCACAGGAAGAAATCACAAACGCACTGTTGATTTTAGTCAACATTTTTGTTGTATTGGGTGTAGTAGTTGACCCGACAACTGACGGTGTAGGCGACAGCGAGCAGGCGCTTGAATATACAGAGCCTAAAAAACTTGATAAATAAGGAGTTGAGAATATGAGTAAAATATGTTTTGCAATCGGACACGGAAAATCTGAAAAAGGCGGATATGACAGCGGTGCAACCCACAAAGAATATCACGAGTTCAAAATCGCTAAAGAAATCGGAAAGTATGCTCAAGAGTATTACAACTCACATTACAACGAGCATTGCGACTTGATGAACTACAACGGCGATTTGTCGCTTAAACAGAGAATAGCGAAACTTCAAGATGATACATACGACCTTGTAGCAGAGTTCCATTTAAACGCAGCGGGCGGTAAGGGTACAGAGTGTTACTTTCATCACAAATCAGAGCGTGGCAAAAAACTTGCACAATCTATAACTGACGAGATTTCGAGTACCCTCGGTGTTAAAAACAGAGGTGCTAAAATTAAGTTGAACGATGATGGAAATGACTATTTCGGAATTATCCGACAGACCAAACCTTGTGCTATCTTGATTGAGACGGTGTTCATCGACAGTTCCGACCTTGAAACTGTCAAGACTGCTGACGGTCAAAAAAAATGCGGTGAAGCAATCGCAAGAGCGGTAGCAACGGTAAGAGGTTTAACAGCAGTTGAAAAACCCACTGTGCCTGAACAAAAGCCCGAAAACAAACCGTCAAAACCAAAGCCGAATTTCATTGACCCTGTTGTATGGCAGAACGGAAGCACAAAAGAAAACGCCTATTCAGACAATGCTTTGAAAAACAGAATAGGTTCTTTAAGCAGAAAAGAGAAAGCCGACTCTTTTGGTAAATACAACGGCAAAACGCTTGTTGTGTACGATATTTCGGGCGGACACAAAAAAGCAGGCTTTGTAAAATATGAGGGCAAAAATCCGAAAAAAGTCGGAGAATGGGGTGCAGACTATCAGAACGGCAGTACACCTGAAGATGTTTACTCCGCAACCGATTTGAGCGACAAAATCGGCTCGCTTGACCCATACGAAAATTGTAAATGCCTTGCAAAATACAAAGGCAGATATTTAGTTTGCTATAAAGTAAACGGTACAAATACATACAAGAC